GCTAAATGCAAAACTTACAATTTCTACGTACAGAGACAGGACCTAGCTATAAAAGCTATGGAGTTGAAACGCTATTAAAGCTCGCAAAAGAAAGAGCTGAGTACGTCTACAAGCAAGCACTCAAATTCTTCACAAAAGAAGAAGTTGATCAAGCTGCAAGCAACAGACGATCAGACTATTCTGACGAGGCCTTAATTGCAGATTTCATGTCTTTTGAACAACCAAGACATGTTATTCCAAAGGATACACACTTTTGGGATGCTTTCGTTACGACGAAAGAACTCTTTCAACCGAACAGGATGCTGCACCCCGTTGCATACCCTGACCTGCGATACTACCCCTGGAATCTCAAACCAAGCGCTGAAGCCCCATGGACTTTACCAAGCTTTAGATTTAGACCGACACTACGAAACGTCGACTACGAATCTGAGATCCCAAAGCTACGACAACGACTTGACAAACTCGCATTCTGGATGGACCCAACCGCCAAGATGAAGATTACTGACTACCTTAGAATCAAACACGCTCTAGGCTTAATAGACAACTCAAGCCCTAGCTTTCACAATTTGTACCCTGAAATTTTTCATTTCAATCGAACCCTCATTCACCAAATCAAGGATGGATCACCTCCATTCTGGAATAAAGGAACTCCTGTTCCCTACTTCTGGCACACACTTCACGCTAGATCACATATTGTGTCAAAAGATGAGCCTGATAAGATCAGAGCCGTTTTTGGATGCCCAAAACTTGTGCTTCAAGCTGAAAACATGTTCATATGGCCACTACAAGCCACTTATCTGAACACAGAAGCCGGACGAATGTTATGGGGACGAGAGATGATACGCGGAGGATGGAGAAAACTCTTCTCTGAGATACATGAAGAAGGAAACCCTTCAACAGTGATGACAATTGATTGGTCTCAATTCGATAAGCGACTACTATTCGAGTTGATCACTTTTGTTCACATGATTTGGAGAACCTACTTTGATTTCAGCCAATACGAGCCAACTTCTTTCTATCCACACGCTAGCACTGATCCCTCACGGATCGAGAACTTATGGAACTGGATGACTCACATCATCAAGCACACCCCTATCTGTTTACCAAATGGTGAACTCTGGATGTGGCTTTTCAACGGTTTTGGTTCTGGATACCAACAAACACAATTGATGGATTCCTTTGCTAACATGATCATGATCTTAACTGTCTTGAGCGCCCTAGGCGTCAACATCAAATCAAAGACTTTTTGGATACGTGTTCAAGGAGACGATTCACTAATTCGTTTCTTCGAGCACATGCACCTGATCTACGGACCTGGTTTTATGGACAAACTATCCGAATCCGCACTACACTACTTCAATGCTAAACTGAATATCAAAAAAAGTGAAATAAGCGACAGAGTCATGAACTTGACTGTGTTAGGCTACTTTACTAGATTCGGTTTACCTTATCGCACAGACGAAGACCTTTTACGTCATCTGATGTATCCTGAAGGCCCCAGAGACTGGGATACCCTTTATTCATCAGTGATTGGATTGGCCTACGCATCACTCGGATGCTCTGAACGATTCTACTCGCTATGCAAGTACATCAAAGAAAAGATGGAAAGCAAAGGCAAGTACATAGTTGAAGAACGCCCCTTACAATGGATGATACGAACTGGTTTATTGACAAATGATGCCGTTGAGACAATTTTAACGCAACCATTACCGTCAAGAATCAATCTTCGATCAACCGTTTGGATTCACACTCCAAGGACCAACAAACAGAAAGAACGCCTCTGGCCTACTGAACCTGGATCTCACGGAAATTTCTATTTCCTCCAACAGGTATGAGTCATAGATGTTTTGACCTGCTTTTATTTTTTTT